TGAAACAAAGAAAATTTGATGTCAATTGTATAATTTGCTTATTTAATTATAATCGGAAATTAAAAAGTAAGATACACATTCATATTAGACCAGTGAGTGAAGGTGCAGAAATACAAACAAAGAAAGAGTTATTTAATATTATTTAACTATGATTAAACCTACTACTGATAAGGGGCAGGGGAAGGGGGTTAATTAGCTAGCGGTTATTAAGCTGGGAAGTTCGCTAGCGCCCGGCTTAATGACAAAAACTGTCTATTATAATTTAAGCGAGATTAATGGACTTCAAACAGACATAATGAGGTTAATTGATGTTTGGGCGCACCACAATAAAACTCCTATACCACTAAAAATAATCAAAGATCAAATGAAAGCGGAGGGGGTAATAGAACCTACAACTATTAAGGCTTTGGGTGTCCTCTTAAAGAAAGGATATATAAGGCGTGCTGTGACTATTTCCAACAAATCGTATTTTGTTATGTTGAGAAAAGTGGTTTGACTTAAAATAAACCTACCCTCTACCCTTAACTAAACCAAACTCTTAAAAAAGGAAGAACGGTAAAAAAATGACCCTCAGACAAAAAGCAGCAATCAAGAAAGTGGTGGAAAACGGTGGAATTGTTAGTAAAGCAATGAGAGATGCTAAATATTCTCCTAAAACCGCAAAAAACCCTAAAAAGCTAACTCAATCTAAAGCGTGGATGCAACTCATGGAGCAATATATCCCTGATGGTAGCTTACTTAAAAAACATAAGGAAGCCTTAAATGCTACTAAACCAATAGGAGCGCAAATACTTATTGATAAAGATGGGGAAACTATAAATAAAGAAAATGAAGGTATGATAGAAGTACCGGATCAGGTTGTTAGACTAAAAGCAGTTGAATTAGGATATAGAGTCAAAGGCAAACTTCGACCAGAGGAAGGAGCGAGTATAGAGGCGAAGATACTGGTAATTCCAAGTGAATTGATAAAGAAATATGATACACCAATTACACCAGACACAATCAATAGTAGCGCAAGATAACCATGATTTTAGAATAGTTGATTGTGGTAGGCAGTGGGGCAAGACTACACTCGCAGTCGAAGAGATGAAGGCTTGTGGATATTATAAAAAGGTTTATCCAAATGTTCCACACAATGAGATAGCGTATTTTGCAACAACATTCGATCAGGCTAGGAATATTGCATGGGCAATGCTTAAAGACTCAACCCGCTCCGCATGGGATAGACCTCCAAATGAATCAAGGTTGGAATTATGGTTAAGGACAAAGCATGGTGAATTATCAAGGATTACTTTAAGAGGGTTTGAGAATATTGAAACAGCAAGAGGTCAACAATTTGATCTATTAGTTATTGATGAAGTAGCTTTTATGAGGAATTGGAAATATGCTTGGCAGTCTATTCTTGAACCAACACTAGCTTTTAGAAAAGGAAAAGCGTTATTCATTAGCACTCCACAAGGTTTTAATCACTTCTACGATTTATATAATTTAGGACAAAAAGAGGATAAATTCTACAAATCATGGAAGTTTACCAGTTACGAAAACCCTTTTCTTGATAAAGAAAGAATAGAGCAGGCTAAACTCACAAGTACACCTGATTACTTTGCCCAGGAGTATCTTGCAGACTTCAGAAAATATGCTGGACTTGCTCTTACTCAATTTCAAAGAGAAATACATCTTATTGAAGCATTTGAAGTACCTAGCGAATGGCAAAGAGGTAGGGGGTTTGATTATGGTTCAAAAGATCCGACTGCCTCACTTAGAATTGCGATTGATAACGATGATAATTGGTTTATTGAAAGAGCATATAAACAAAAAGAGTCTACAATTCAAGAACACGCAACAACTATACTTGCCCAAGATTATGGATTAGGTTTTATGCCTATATTTGGTGATCCTTCAGGCGATCAATGGGAGAAGGAGTTTAAACAATATGGACTTAATATAACCCCGGCAAGTAAAGAAACAGGTCAAAACGCTCAAGGATATGTTGCATTTACCATTGAAACAATCAACGAAAGGCTTAAACCAATTCCCGGACATACGGTTAATTTACCAAATGGAAAAGTTATAGAAAATGCTCCTAGATTATTTTTCTTAAATACTCCTGAGGTTATGATGGCAGTCAAAGAAGCGGAGTTATTAAAGTGGAAAGAAACAGCACAAGGACAAACTCTACCAATTTTAGATGAATATGTAGATCCTGACGGACATTGTGATTTAATGGCTTGTTTAAGATACTTTGCAGTTAGTTATATAAAACCTAAGCCCATTAACTATAATGATGATCCAGGTGGGGTCCAGCCATATATTGAAGGCATTGGTTGACTATAGATAAAGTATTCCTTTAATCTCTAAATTATGGCTGATAATCCAATTGTTGAAGACAATCTTGAGTTGCAGATGCTCCTAAACATAAAAGAAGAAGGGTATAACTACCGCGAGAGGCGTGAAGAGGATTGGCGGGAGAACTACGAACTCTATAGAGATAAAGTTACAATAAATCGCTTAACCCAGCGTCAATCCGTAAACCTCCCCCTAATGAAAACTACTCTAAGGACTTTACTTAAAGATATTGATGATATGCCTATTATTCAATTTGAGAATTTGGACAACGACAAGCAAGCCGAGTTGTTTCAGAATGAGTTTTGGAAAGTAACACTTGAGCAAAACAACGCTGAGATACAAGATATTGTAGATAAAAAGCAGGATTTCTTCTTTGGTAGGACTTTTGACTCATGGCAGATAGAGGATGGTAGGATAATCTTTGATGTTGAAGACCCGGAAGACGTTTTAATTCCCCGTTTTATGAACCCATATGATATTGATTCTGCTAGATCACTTACCCATATCAATATTTTTAAACCACTTAGCAGCCTTAAGAAAGATCCCGATTATAATCAGGATGAGGTTAGAAAGCTGGAGGAGTTCTTTAGGTCACAAATGGGAATAGTTAAGGCTAAAGATAATGAAAATGCCTTGCAACAAAAGAATAAAAAGATGGCTGATATGGGGGTTACTGACATAGATGATCCAGTGCTTGGTGAAACCTATGTACAATTAACCATGACTTATGTTTATAGGGATAAAGGAGAGAAATGGACTGATAATATAGATGGCAAGAAATATACAACCGAAGATGAGCAAATCTTTCTTTATGTAGAGGCTGAAGAGCAAACTATCTTAATGAAAAAGCCTCAAGAGAAGATAATCGGAGTAACAAAAGACCACTATTGGAGAAACCACTATAGATACAACACATGGGGTGATGATATAGACAAGCAGGACTTCTGGACTGATGGGATAGCGGATATTGTTAGAGTACCTAATAAAGTGCTTAATTCCTGGTTTTCACAGTTAGTTGAAAATAGAACGCTTAGAAACTTTGGTATGCACTACTATGATTCATCACTCAAAGCGGAAGGTTTTATACCTAGTACATTTAATCCTGTCCCTTGGGGCTGGTATCCAGTCCCTGGTAAACCTTCAGATGTGCTGCAAAAGGTAGATATTCCTGATTTATCAGAATCCTTAGATGAGATGGCATATGTAACAACTATGATTGAAAAGGCCACAGGGGCTACAGCCACACAACAGGGAGTAGAAACTAAAGCTCAAACTACTTTAGGGGAGGTACAACTTGCCCAAGGAGAAGCAAAGGCTAGGACTCAGGGTATGTCTAAGTTCTATACCGATGCTTGGAAACAAAGGGCTACTAAGTTTCTAAAGCTTATAGAAGCCGCTTCTGACCGCTTGGATGCTGTCAAAATCTACCACCAAGGTAAAAACACTGATAATGTCTTTGAACGGGAGATAAGCCCTAAAGATTGGATGACAAAGGCAGGATATAGAGTAAAAGTATGGAGCCAGGATGAGAAGAAAGCCAATGATACTGACTCGCTTACTAAGTTAAACGCTGTTATGATGAATATGGCTGATAATCCTAAACTTAGGGAAGTTTATCAAAGGAAATTGCTTGAGTTTGCAGACTTAAAGCCTGAAGAAATAACTGAGATCATGCAGTTTGAAGAGCAAAAGCTGATGATGTTAGGTAATGGACAGATGGGACTACCACCTCAAATACCAGGGCCAGGACAACCACAGCCTCAAGCTCAGCCTATGATAGGAGGATTCCAAAGTGCTTGACGAAATTTTAGAGAAATCAGGGCTTAAATACGAACAATTAACTGCCCTGGAGAAAGAAACGCTTAATACCTGGATGGATGCCCTCCAAAAAGGCCAGGTAAGTATAGAAAAGGTTAGAGAGTATATTGGTTCAATGAAAGAGGCGGTTGAGCAAGAACTTACAAAGTTTGACTTAGATCCGAACCAAGACCTATTCTTAAAAGCAAGATTGCGCAATTATATGTTATTGGATGCTTATTTAAGTACACCTGAAAGAGCTAAGGAGCAGATAGAGAACGCAATTTCCCAAATGGTAAGGAAGTGATAGACATGAAACACGGAAAACATAAATTGACATCATCTAAAGCTAAAGAAATTCTTAGACATGGATCAGTTAAAGGACATAAATTAACTGCAAAACAAAAGAGATTTATGGGAGCAAGAGCAGGTGTAAGCCTAGTTCGTAGAAGGAAAAAGAGGAAGGCTTGACAGTAGATAAAAAACTTATCTAATCTATAAATAATGAATCCAGATTTCCAAGAAGTCCTAAATAAAATTCTCGCTAAAACTCCCGAAGAGCTTAATGAACAGGAAAAAGCCTTCCTAAGAGCCAGAAGTTCATATCTTAAGAAAGCTCAATTAGAAGAATATGATAGTATATTAAATCCTAAACCAGAAATATATGTTGCTAAAAAGGATAGAGAAACCAAACCTGCTAAAGAGCAGACGGTAAAAGAAAATGTTAACACCAAATAAACCCACACCTGAAGAGTTAAAAGCCAAAGAAGAGGAAGCAATCAAAGCTGCTGAAGAGTTAGAGGGCAGACAACAGATCCCACCAGACGAGGAAGAGGAAAAAAAAGAAGAACCAACTGAAGATGCAGGTAATGAACTGGAAGAAGAAGCAGGAGAGGTTGAGGAAGAGGCAGAAGCAGAAGAAGTATCCGAAGAGGTAGAAGAGAAAGAAGCCATCCCCTCTAAAGAACTCTACAAAAAGAAGTTCTCCGAATCATCAAAGGAAAACCAAAAGATATATGCCAAGAATAGGGTTATCAATAAAGCACTAGCTGATGCCGAAGATGTTCCTGAACCAACCGAGGAAGAATTGCAGGTAGAGTTTGCTGATTGGGATGTGATGAGTGATACCGAGAGGGTATTTGCCAAAGAGACGGTTATATCACGCAATTGGAGAAAGACAATAGCACAAGCCAAGGAACAAGCTACCAGGATTGAGAAATGGAATGAATCAGTAGAAGACTTTGTAAGTGATCCGGTAACTTTAACTGATAATCCGGAGTTGGAAGGCAAGACCGAAGAGTTTAAAGCTTTTGCCACAGAAGAAGCCAATAACAGTGTGCCATTTAAGCTACTTGTCTCCGCTTTTTTACATGACCATACTACTAACAAACCAAATAATAAAGGCAGGATGTTTGAAAGAGGCAGTGGTGGTCCCAATGATAAACCACAACCAAAAGACGGGTCTATAACTTTGGAAGAAGGCAGAAAATTAAGAGAGACGGATTATAACCGCTGGAAGGAATTACTTGCTGCCGGAAAGATTAAGTCAGATCTTTGAGGCTATATTGGTCTAAGTTGCCCTATTGACAGTAAGTAAAACTAACAAGTATTCTATAAATAGTTAAAGAAAACTCCTAACGTCCTCGGACACGGTAAAGCAATCTACAACTTTACCAAAATGTCAGCATACGGAACAAAAATAGCAGAAGGTTTTTCCTCAAAGGTCATGCAGTTTGTGTATGATCGAAGTTTAATTGACTCTATCGTTAACAGAAACTATGAAGGTGAGATTAACGGAGTAGGCTCTATATTAAATATCCTTGATTTTTCTAAACTCACAGAAAAAACTTATGCAGACACAGCTTTAACAGCAGATTCTCTATCAGAAAACAATGGTGCATTAACTATTGACCAATATAAATCTTTTTATTGGAAAGAGAAAACCTTAGCAAAATGGCTTTCCTACATTAAAAACCCACATCCTTATATAGTTACCCAAGTTGGTAATGAAAGAGCAAAGAACATGGACACATTTGTCTTTGACTTGCATCCCGATGTTGGTTCAGGGAACAGGGTTGGAACTGATTACACTACAGGAGATGTTGAAGTAGCAGTAACCACAGGAGTTGTAACTGGGAATGGAACCACATTTACAGCAGCAATGGTAGGCAGGGGATTTAAAGCAACAGGGCATACAACCTGGTATAGAATTAAGACTTACACAAGTGCAACTGAAATTGTAATTGAAGACGACAAAGATGATGAAGCTTCAGCTTACACAGGTGGGGCAATCGCAGCATCAACAGCATATACCATTGAAGCAGCTACAGTGTTAACAATTACAGCAGCAAATATCTTGAATAAAGTTGCTACATTAAAAGAAACACTAGATTTAGCAGAGAAAAATGGTTATTCAGCAGTACCGGATTCAGACAGGTTTTTAGTTGCTCCTCCAGAGTTCTTTACTATCTTAACTCAAGGAACTGGAGTAGTCCTTCATGTAGATGAAGCATACCAGGACTTAGTTAAAAAGGGCTTCATGGGTATGTTGCAAGGTTTCAAACTCTTTATGAGCAATAGACTTGATGGAGATAATACAGATGGCTACTATCTTTTAGCAGGACACGCTAATTGGGTAACCTTTGCAGAGAAAGTCTTAGACGCCAGAATGGAAGAGGATTTAATCGGAGACTTTGGAACAGCATACAAAGATTTATTTGTCTATGGAGCTAAAGTGAAAGATATTAATAGACATCAAGCAGCACTTGGATTCTGGAAATTCTAAAGCTACTTGATGGTAGGATCGCAAAGCCTAAAGCTTGAAGCCTAAAGCTATATATAAAAAGCATTTAGGTTTTGAGATTTAGGCTTTTTTGATGGAGATATATGGCTGTATTTAAAAGGAAACAGGACTTATCGCTAGACACACAAGCAGAACTCGCTAGAATCGAGGCGAAATCTAGTGGTTTAAGGACTACTACAGAAACAAACTTCCTAACAGCTCTTGGTGATTATAGATATAACAGGGTGTTAAGGTGGGATACACAGCTAGTTCAAGGGTCAACGAACGAAACTCATCTTTCAACAGATAATATTTTAGAAGCAGAAGGTAATACCCTACCTACAGGGGATTCAGGATTTAAGACCGGTGCAATCTTTTATGATCTTACTAAGACAGGCAGAAATGCTTATAGGAATACTGGGACAACAACTTCTGCTATTTGGAGTATAGTAGGATCAGCAGTAGCTTCACCTTCCAAGTCAGCTAGTCCCTCAGCCTCAGAGTCCAAATCTGCCAGCCCATCGGGTAGCGCATCTAAATCAGAATCTAAAAGCGCTAGTCCTTCGGCTTCGGCTTCAAAGTCTCAAAGTCCATCACCAAGCCTTTCGCCTTCGGCTTCTGGTAGTGCTAGCGCGTCTAAGTCACAGAGTCCATCAGCTTCAGAGAGTGCTTCAGCTTCAGCTAGCGAAAGCAAGAGTACTTCTGCTTCTCTTAGCCCATCTGGGTCAGAAAGTGCAAGCGCATCTAAATCAGCTAGCCCATCAGGTAGCCTTAGTCCATCAGGGTCGGAGTCACCAAGTGCTTCATCATCAGCTAGTGCGTCAGCATCCGAAAGTCCAAGTGGAAGTGCTTCATTATCGCCATCTGCATCTGGCTCTGCCTCCAGAAGCCCCTCTGCTTCAAAGAGTCCATCAGCTAGTGCCTCTAAATCAGCCTCTAAATCAGCGAGTCCATCGGGAAGTCAATCTCCTAGCGCAAGTGAATCAAAATCAGCCTCGAAGTCTCTTAGTCCATCAGGATCACTTTCACCATCAGCTAGTGCAAGTCCAAGTGCAAGTATAAGTTTTCCATGATAGAATAATAATATGAACCCACTAGAATCATCAGCAAACGAATTTACAAACATAATCACAAGTGGTGCTACTGTGATAAGTGGAAAGTTAGTATTAGTCCGTGTAGTTGTGAATAAAAAGGGTGCAAGTTCAAACGTAGCTACCCTTAATAGGTTAGATTCCCCGGAAGGAAAGACTGCTATTGGTGTTATTGATACCACTGATAAAGTAGGTAATATTGAATATGGTTTACCTTGTAATAACGGGTTGGAAGTAGTCACCGCTACTGGTACACAAGCTGATTTAACTATTGTTACCCGCCCTCAGCCCTAACTCCTTGTTGACAGAAACTACTTTTAATGAGTAGGCTATATGTAATGAAGCGTATTAACCTCTTTATCTCCGATGATTACTTTGATTTTCTTAAGACTCATTCAGAAACAAGACTAAGTGAGCATGTGCGTTGGGCTTTAGCAGAATACATTCATAAAATAAGACAAGAAGAGGTTAGGCTTGCTCAAAATGTAAGTGCTTCAGAATCCACAAGAAAGGAGAATAATGGATAATGCAATAGAAGAAAAAACATTAACACCCCAACCTGGAGAATATCTAACACCAATTCCAAGAGAAGTAGGCCAGTCTATTACTATGGACTTTCCTGATGCTATGAGGGAAGTTATTAAAGGCAATAAAGTTAGAAGAATATCATGGGAAACACAAAGCGATCATGGATTATTAAAGGATGGCTGGCTAAGTATTCATACAAAAGGAGCTTACCACACATGGCTCGTGTCTGATGGGGATTTAGAAGGTCAGGACTACATAGTGATAGTACAGGAGACAAACTAATGATTGACCTATCAGTAGTTATACCTAATTTTAATTCCCCTTTTACAGTACAAACTATAGATGATGTCTTAAAAAACGCCAGTTGTAGCGTAGAAGTAATTGTAAATGTAGAACAATTATGGCCTGAGCCACTTTCTACAGACGAGAGAGTCCATTATATCCACCCACCTGCCCCTATTGGTCTTAGAGCTGGTGTAAATGCTTGTGTAGCTATGGCTAAGGGTAAGTACATAATGAAGACTGACGATCATTGTATGTTCGGTGAGAACTTTGGCAAGATCTTAATAGAATCCCATCAACCTGATTGGGTACAAGTACCTCAACGATATGCCCTAGACGCTGAAAACTGGAAAATTGAGGAGAGAACTGATGATAAGTACCCGATTGTCCAGATGTATCAAGATTTTCCCCGTAAAGGTAAAGCTAATGATGATGGAACGCATGGAGTTGAGTGGAGGGAACGAAGAAATCAAACCAAAGATCAGGATTTAGTAGAAAGTCCATCAATGCAAGGGAGTTGTTGGTTTATGACTAGAGAATACTTTGATAAGTTAAAACTCATGGATGCTACAGGATATGGTCAATTTGCCCAAGAAGCACAGGAAATTGGCTTTAAGACGTGGTTAAGTGGGGGAAAGTTAATGATAAACAAGAAAACCTATTATGCGCATTTGCATAAAGGAAATCATTATGGAAGATTCTACAAAATGCCCAGTGGTAATGTAGAGGCGGATTCATGGAGTGCGTCTCATTGGTTAAATAATGAAGAACCCGGAATGATACATGATTTCGCATGGTTCATTAACGAGAAATTCCCTAATATGCCAGGATGGGAATCAAATTGGCAGGAACAAATAAAGGAGATGGGCTGGGTAAAATGAAAATATCAATTGTAGGTACAGAACATATGGCTCAATCTTTTTCCTATTGTATGGAAAGAATGGGTCATGAAATAGTTTCTTTGGAAGAGTGTGACATTTGTTGGATAGCTATTGATACTCCTATTAAAGATGGGCGTGGAGATATTGAAGATGTCTTTATTGCAGCTAAAAGAGTAAGAGATAAACTTAGACAAGGTGTATTGGTAATCTGCTCAAGCCAAATACCTGTTGGAACTTCAAGAGAACTAATGAATATATTAGGAAACAATTATGCCTATATTCCTGAACATATGAGGATGGGAAGAGGTATTTTTGATTTTATGAACCTTAAAGAAATCACAATTGGAGTGGATGATGATAAATGTAAACCTATTCTATTAAACTTATTTTACGATAAGTCAGTCTTCTTCACCAGCATAGAAACTGCTGAAATGATTAAACATGCCACTAATGCTTACTTAGCCACTACCGTCTCTTTAATCAATGATATTGCTGATATTTGTGAGCAGGTTGGGGCTGATGTGGCTGATGTCACTAAAGCACTAAGGTCTGATTGGAGAATAGGCAAAGAAGCGTATTTAGACGTATCAGTGGGCTTTAGAGGCGGTCATTTTGATAGAGATATAAATTACTTACAAGGTGTGGCAAGAGAAAAGAAGATTGAGATTCCAATACTGGATGCTGTTATGGAGAAAAACCATAAACGCAGGGATAAAATTGTTAGCAAGCTAATTGATATATGAAAAAATTGCATTTTGCTTTAATTGGTAGAGGTAAGATGGGGAAGAGATGGGAACAAGTATTATCTAAATATACTTGTTTTCATAGTATTGTTGATACAGATCCACACAAAAGATTTAATGGTGTTTTAGAAAATGAGGATATAAATGCGGTTTTAATTGTTACTCCCCATAAGTACCATGCTTCTCTTACAGAACAAGCTTTTAAAGCTGGTAAGCACGTTCTTTGCGAGAAACCGGGGGCAATTAGTTCAAGTCAGATTAAAAAGAATATTGAGTTAGCAAATAAGATGGGTTTAATTTATAAGATTGGTTATAACTACCGCTTCCATGATGGTTTTATTAAAGCAAAGAAGCTTTTTGATAAGGGAGAGATCGGTAAACTTGTATTTATTAGGGCAACACACGGTTTTGGAGGTAGACCAGGATATGAAAAAGAGTGGCGGCTTAACAAGGAAATGAGCGGAGGAGGACACTTACACGATCAAGGAGTACACACGATAGATATGGCTAAGTATTTTATGGGAAATATAGTCAAAGTAGAAGGAATGAGGTCTGATATGTTTTGGGGTGCCGGTACTGAAGATAATGGTTTTGTACTGCTTAAAAACAAAGATGGAGTAATTGCTTCAATTCATAGCAGTTTAACTCAATGGAAGCGTAAACATACTTTTGAAATATATGGGGATAAAGGATATTTGATTATAGAAGGATTAGGAATGAGATATGGAGAGCCTGAAAAGCTGATACTTGGCAAACGCACTAAAGATCCGGATAAAGTAAAAGAGAGAATAATTAAATGTGATCCGATAGCCGATCACTCATTAGAGCTTGAATTAAAAGATTTTATGTCGGGATCAGTTTCAAATGCTCAAGATGCTTATGAAACTTTAAGGATTGTGGAGGAAGTATATCGAAGGGATCGGATCTAGAGTATGATTACAAGTATACTAATTCCAAGCAGAGCTGAAAAGTCTGAAAACCTAGGTAAAACACTTAATAGTATCTATGATAACGCTACCGGTGAATTTGAAGTAATAGTTGGCTTAAATGGTCAACCCTGGACAGAGATTGAAGCATATCCAAATTTAAGAGTGATTAAGCTTGATGAGAATATCGGTATTAAGGGAATGATTAACCTGCTTGCAGCTTTAGCAAGAGGTAAATATATCTATAAATCAGATGCACATTGTTCCTTCGGTAAAGGCTTTGATGAGATACTTCACGCTAATATAGAGGACGATTGGATAGTAATGCCCCGCTTCAAAATAATCAAAGACGACTGGAGTATTCAGATGAGAGACGGACAGGAGGAGTATTACGATTATTTTTACCTCTCATGCCCCTTCACAGACCCTAGAGGCTTTAGATTTAAGGCAGGTGGTCATTGGAAAGAAAGAACACAAGAACGCCTAGAATCGTATCCTGGCGTGGATGAGACCCCACAAATACATGGCAGTGGTTGGATGATGACAAAGGATAGGTTCTTTGAGTTAGGTGGATTCCCAAATATTGATCCTAATGGACACGGACAAGAGCCTATTTGGCTAGCATTAAAGAATTGGCTAATGGGTGGTAAGGTAATGGTAAATAAAAAAACCTGGTATGCTCACCTACATCAAGACAATAGTGTCAAAGGTTATCATTATACAAGGGAAGAAGAAGAATATACTTATAACACGACAGCTTCTCATTGGATGGCAGATAAAGAACCTAATTTAATCTATGATATGGCATGGTTTGTAGAAAAGTTTTATCCAATGCCATCATGGCCCGAAGATTGGTATCAGCAACTAAGAAATTATAAAGCAAACTTAATTTATCCTGCATCGGAGAGATAATATGGCATACAAAATGCGCGTTAGTTTGAAATATGGCACACACTTACCAGCTCTTATAAAAGCTGTTGAAAAAACATTGGAAGATGTGTTGGAGCTTGGGACAGGAGTATTTAGCACACCTTACCTACATTACGCTTGTACCCTCTCTAAACGTAAACTAGTAAGTTATGAGAACTTTCAGGAATGGTTTGATTTCATAAAAACTTATGAAAATGAGTATCATAAAGTAAACTTTGTCGAGAAGTATGCAGATGCTCCAATAGATAAAGAATGGGATGTTGTTTTAATAGATCAAACCCCGGATACCAGCAGGTCAGAGGAAATTAGACGACTTGCTAATCTGGCTAAATATATTATTATCCATGACTCTAATCCAAGCAATGACAAAGTGACTCATTATTCTGCTATCTATCCTTTATTCAAATATAAGACAGACTGGCATGGAGATAAAAATAGAGCGACTGTACTTTCTAACTTAGTGGATTTAACCGATTTTTGGAAATGAAATTTTTATCTAACACATATTTAACACTACATACAGAGATATTAAGGATAAGGTAACTTTGATATGAGCAATTCAACATACGACTACATTATAAAAAAATACAATATCATTGTTGGCAATCAATACCTAATTGATGTTGAAGGAATGGTTGGAAGTGTCGCTTTATCTAAGTTATTTGCCGAGTTAAAGTTTAACAAGGGGGTAGAAGTAGGAGTAGACAGGGGATTGTTTTCTGAAGTTCTATTGAAAGATAATCCTAATCTACACTTATATGGAGTTGATTGTTGGATATCCAGTGCTTTTCCTGAAGGTAATCCTTATAGATTACAACAGGAATACTTTGATACTTGTTATCAGGAAGCTAAGACACGATTAGAATCATATAACTGCACAATTATTAAAAAGACTTCGATGGAAGCCTTAGCGGATTTTGAGGATAACTCTCTTGATTTTGTTTATATTGATGCCAACCATGACTTCGTGAACTTTATTCAGGATATACACTACTGGTACAAGAAAGTTAAAGTAGGAGGGATTATTTCAGGACATGACTATACCTATTTCTCTTATAAGAAATTCAATCATGTAAAAAGGGCAATAATTGCTTATGCTAGATGTTATAGAATGATACCTCTTTTTGCGGTTATGTATACAAAGACAGGATTAAAACGGGATAAATATAGAAGTTGGTTTTACGTCAAAGATAAAGATAATCCTTAATATGACTAAAGTTTTAATATTAGGTTCTACAGGAATGTTAGGTTCAATGGTTTTAGATTATCTTTCTAAAAAGGAGGATCTAATTATTACAGCACCTTTAAGAAAAGAGTTGGATAAACTCTCCTATAAGAATTATGACTATATTATAAACTGCATAGGTATTATTAAACAGAAATTAGATAATCCGGAAGAAGCAATAAGGATTAATTCACTTTTTCCTTATGAACTTAGTAGGAAAGCGCCTAATGCTAAGATTATTCAAATAGCAACGGATTGTGTTTTTTCAGGGGAGACGGGAAATTATAAAGAATTTGATGAACATAACGCTTTAGATATATATGGCAAAACCAAAAGTTTAGGAGAAGTAAAAGATAAGAACTTTTATAATATCCGTTGTTCAATAATAGGTTTTGATAAGAAGAAAGTTTCACTTCTAAGTTGGTTTTTATCCCAAAAGAAAGTAAATGGTTATCTTAATCACTACTGGAATGGCATTACAACATTACATTTTGCCAATATTTGTTATTCAATTATAGAAAATAAATTAGAACTTCCTAATGTAATTCATTTTATTCCAAAAGATAAAGTGAGTAAATATCAATTACTTGAAATTATTGCAAAGAAATTTAACAAAAAGATTGAAATTAATGCTAAAACTACCACAGAAGGGATTGATAGAACTTTATCTACTTCTTTAATGCTTAATAGATTGTTATGGCATGATATGGGTTACGAACACACCCTAACAATAGAACAAATGGTTGAGGAGTTAGCGGAATATGTTAAAAAATAAAGTAGTAATGATTACAGGTGGTACAGGGAGCTTTGGCAATGCTTTAGTAGATAGAGTACTGCCTATGAAGCCTAAGAGAATAGTAATTTTTAGTCGTGATGAGAAGAAACAAAGCGATATGCGTAATAAATACAAGAACAAGCTCTTATACTTTATTATTGGAGATATCAGAGATAGAGAAAGTGTGGATAACTCTATGGTAGAAGTTGATTATGTATTTCATGCAGCAGCCTTAAAACAAGTACCAGCTTGTGAGTTTTGGCCTATGGAAGCTGTTAAGACTAATATTTTGGGAGGAAATAATGTAATTCAATCCGCGATAGAGCATAAAGTCAAAAAAGTAATTATTTTAAGTACTGATAAAGCAGTCTATCCCATAAATGCTTATGGAATGAGTAAGGCTATATTGGAAAAGATAGTGCAGATATCATCAACTAAAGATACTATTGTTTGCGGAGTGAGATATGGGAATGTTATGTATTCAAGAGGTTCAGTCATTCCTTATTTTATAGATTCAATTAAAAAAGGTGAACCATTAAAGATAACTAATTTGGATATGACACGATTTCTTCTTAAATTAGATGATGCAGTTGATTTAGTTTTAGAAATATTAGCTAAAGGTAAACGTGGGCAAATGTATGTTCGTAAGTCTCCTGCTTGTACGATAGGAACATTAGCAAAAGCAGTCTGTGAAATCTTTAACTATAAAAATGGTTATAAAGTAGTAGGAGTAAGGATAGGCGAGAAAATGCACGAAACTCTTATTGCTTCTGAAGATGAACCTTTTACTTCTAAAAATGCTAAAAGATTAAATGTTGAAGAAGTTAAAAAATTACTTTTAACTTTACCGGAAATAAAATGAGTAATATAAGTATTTTTGCTAAACCGCCATTTGAAATGAAACATTTACAAAGAGTATCGTCTATAATTCGTGGCGAGCAAATTGCAGCCTATATGTTAAATTGTCGTCTTAATCCTACAAGTGGTTACGAAGATGATACCTGTATCTATGTTAAGCCCCATATCAGGCCAGGTACAGATTATAAGTTTGAAAAACATTCCTATGTAGATGTGCATGATGGGTTTGAGTTAAGACATACACTTAGAAAGTATCCTGAAGTAGGAGCTATTGCTATATCAGATCATAGTGCTTACGTTTTGGGGCAGTATGTAAAGAATAAAATTGTTATAATCCCCCATCATCATTGTAATTTTGAGAGAACTACAAGAGTGAGAGATAAGATAAGAAAGGTAGGAATTACAGGATCTGCTCAAGCTTTTCCATTTGTTCCTGATGTAATAAAAGAAGGATTGAAAAAAAGAGACATTTTATACGAGGAATATTCTAATTTCTATCCTAGATTATCGGTTGCCAGATTTCACTATAGTTTAGATATTCATTTAGTATGGCGACCTTGGAAGAAAGGACTATCCTCTCCTTTGAAAGTTACTAACGCTATGGCGTTTGGTGTCCCTACGATTGCTTTAGATTTAGATGAGCCTTCATATAAAGAAGTTGAGGGTTGTTATATTGGAGTTAAGACACCGGAAGAATGGTTAGAAAAATTGGATGAATTAATTGCAAATTCAAAAATGTATCAAGATATGTCTAAGTTTTGTCTTGAAAAAGTAGAGCGTTATCATATAAGCGAGATAGCAAAGTTATATAAGGAGTTACTATGATTGGAATTGTAACTGGAAGTTTTGACCTTCTTCATGCTGGTCACATAAATTTACTTAGAAAAGCTAAGCAGAAATGCGATCACTTAATTGTGGGACTTCATGTAGATCCTAGTATAGAAAGACCGGATAAAAATAAACCTATTGAAAGCCTTCTAGAGCGTCAAATAAAACTTAAGGCTTGTAACTATGTGGATCAGGTTATTGTTTATGAAACTGAAGCCGATCTATCAATTATATTTAAGTATCTTAAAATTGATATAAGATTTTTAGGTACAGACGCTAAAGATGGCAGGGTAATTACTGATGAGGGTGCTATCCCAATCGAATATCTCGAATCTTTGCCTATTCATACTTCAGAACTTAGGGGAAGGATCAAAAATGACAACTCAAAATGATCCTGCAACAGCAATTAAAGTTAGAAGATCTAAACAGTTTAAGTTAAAAGCTAGAACAAATAAAAACTTGCAGGTTATTCATATAAAAGACTTTGGTTTTATTCCTGAAACTCTTATCTTTGAAAGAATAAATCAAAATTGGTTTGCTATAAGCGCTATTTTAACTCCTGAAGAGATTAAGAAAGAAGAGGAATTAGTTAAGGAGGAGAAAAAGAAATAATTATCGGAAACGGAGACATCGGCACTATATTAAAAGAAGCTATGCGTCCGGCAGACGAGGGCTATATTTTCTTTGCCTCAGGAGTTTCAAATAGCCAGGAAACAAGGGAAGATGAATATAATAGGGAGTATTTACTGCTTATGGAGCAGGATAGGTCAAAGCATCTAGTTTATTTTAGCTCTTTGGCGGTTTTCTATTCGGATACACGCTATACTAAGCATAAAAGACTAATGGAGGCTTGGATTAAAAAAGAGTTTCCCAAATATACTATAGTCAGGTTGGGGAATATTACATGGGGAACTAACCCTCATACACTTATCAATTACTTAAAAGCCCATCCAGAAGCGGAAATACAAGACGTTTACCGCTATATTATTGATAAAGATGATTTTTTGCATGTTATCGAGCTTATTCCTGACTGGTCATGTGAACTATCTATCTTTGGTCGTAGAATGAAAGTTAAAGAAGTGGTAAAGGAGTATTGTAATGGATAAATCAATAAAAATACTTTGTGTCTGCCAGCATGGTTACTGTAGGAGTGTAGGGACAAGATATTGCCTTAATAAACGTGGCTATAATAATGTGATTGCTATTGGATGGCGCAATACTTCTCTTGAAACTTTAAAGATGCTTTCCGATTGGGCAGATATAATCTTAGTAGCTAAACCCTATCATGCTGATTATCTTCCAAGTGGAAAAGAGAAAGTAAATAACAAATTTACCATAGGAGAAGATAATTGGCTTAATCCTATGAATAAAGAGTTACACGAAATCGTAGATAAACAATTGGAGTTAATAAAATTATGAAAACTGGCTGCGTGGGTTTTGGCTGGGTTGGTAAAAGTATGAAACAACTATTTCCAGAAGCTGTAGTATACGACCCTGCTTTAAATATGGGAACTAAAGAAGAAATTAATAAAGTAGATATTTGTTTTATTGCAGTGCCAACTCCTAATATTGGTGAGAGTAAACTTGATACTTCAATAGTCGAAGAAGTGATTAAATGGTGTGAATGTCCACTTCTTGTTATTAGGTCAACAGTAAATCCTGGGGATTGTGATAGATGGATAAAAGAAACAAAAAAAAACATTTTAATGCAACCGGAATATTTGGGCGAGTCTCCTGCTCATCCAATGCTTGACCCTAAAATTAGACCCTTTTTGATAATTGGCGGATTACCTTTTGCAAGGTACAAACTTATTCAACTTTATCAAACAGTTTATAACGCCAATATTACAATTCGGGAAGTGACTAATTTAGAGGCAGAAGTTATTAAACTTTCGGAAAATAGGGCAATTGCTTTTAAAGTAGCCCAATGTCAGGAACTTTATGATATATGTGAAAAAGCAGGAGTTAATTACAATACTATTCGAGAAGCGGTTTATGGTGATGATCCTCGATTTAATCTTTGGTGGACTTTTGTCTATCCAGATAAAAGAGGATTTAATTCAAAGTGTATTCCCAAAGATGTGTATGCTTGGTGTGCTTGGGCTGAAAGTCTAGGTTATGAACCGAAAATTACCAGAGCCATACTTGAGAAGAATAAGGATTGGATAAAGTAAGCTAGCGCATAATTCGCAGGGCCGTCGCTAGCGCCCTGCGAATTATGACAGATTTAAGTATTTGCATACCTAGTCGCAACGAGGAATTTCTAGGTAGGACAATACAAGATTTACTTGAGCATACAAGTGATAAGACAGAAATTATAGCCATTTTAGATGGTTGGCTACCCAACCCCCCCTTGCCAACAAGCCCTAGAGTAACAGTAATTTATAATCCTGTTTCTGTTGGACAACGTGCAGGAGTAAACCAAGCTGCAAAAATAGCCAAAGGTAAATATATCCTTAAACTGGATGCTCATTGTGCAGTAGATCAGGACTTTGATTTAAAGATGATTAAAGCAATGGAAGAATTGGGTGAAAATACAACACTTATTCCCTTAATGAAGAATATGCACATTTTTGATTGGGTGTGTGAGGAGGGTCACAGACGTTACCAAAGCCCTTCAGGGGTATGTGAAACGTGTGGTAAGCCTACTACCAAAGATATTGTATGGATTGCTAAGAAAAGCCCTAACACTTTTACTTTTAGAATTGATAAAACAATGCACTTTCAGTATTTCTCGGAGCTTGCTAAACGTCCAGAGAATATTGCAGGTGCTTTGAAGTTAGATGGTACTAGAGATACTAACTATCGTGAGACTATGAGTATCCAGGGTTCGTGCTTCATGATTACTAGAGAAAAGTACTTTGAATTGGATATTTGCAGCGAGGATTTTAACTCATGGGGGCAACAAGGCTGTGAAGTTGCGATGAAAACCTGGCTCTCAGGAGGACAAGTAATTGCTAATTTATATACCTGGCACGCGCATACCTTCAGAACAAGAGGGGGTGATTTTGGCTTCCCTTACTCCAACCCACAAGATAAAGTTAATGAGAACAGAGAACTATCAAGAGAGTTATTCCAAAGAGATAAATGGCCTAAAGCTACCCGTAAATTCCAGTGGATACTGGATAAATTTAATCCGCCAGACTGGGGAGTAAGCAAGGGTATGATTTATTATACCCATAATCAGTTGACTGAAGCGATTGCTAAACCAGTTAGAGATAACCTTTTAAAAATAAGCCAGGACAAGAAAATAAACATAACTTCAGCCTCACTTAAAAAGATGGATTTTGGGGTTAAAAATGTACGATTCCCTTCACTTAAAAAAAGTTACTATGCCATGCACAAACAAATCTTAGGGGCATTGGAGAATAGTAGGGATGATTGGATATTCTTTACCGAGCATGACGTGTTGTATCATCTCTCACACTTTGATTTTGAGCCTAAGGATAAAGAAACTTTCTACTATAATCAAAATATTTGGTACTTACGGGAAGATGGACACGCTCTGCATTATGACGTTAATCAATTATCAGGACTTTGTGTTTGGAGGGAAACTGCAATTACTCACTTTAGAGAAAAGTTAGCAAGAATAGAAAAAGAGGGATTTTCACGGAATATGGGTTTTGAACCTTTCACTCATAATAGAGTCCAATGGGATAAGACATTTAAGATGGAAACTTGGAAATCAGAAGCACCAAATGTAGATATACGTTTCAAACAAAATAGTACTGGTATGAGGTGGAAAAAAGAAGAATATAGAAATCAACAGTTACTTATAAATTGGCAAGAAACAGACGACTCAATAGATGGTTGGGGTAAGACTCAAGACCTCGTAAAAACACTTCAATAATTGCCATAAAATAAAAACATAATTTAATCTTTTGATATGGCACTAACAGATAATCTAGTATCATATTGGAAATTAGAGGAAGCCAGCGGGACACGGATCGATGAACTTGCTACTAATGATTTAACTCCAACTGCCACTCCTGGTAATGCAATAGGGAAAATTGATAATGCTGTAGCTTTAGCTTCTGCCAGTTCACAATTCCTGTCTAAGGTCGATAATGCCTCACTTGATTTTACCACTGCTTTTTCCTGGCAGTCTTGGGTTTACCTGACTGATTTTGCAGACAATAATACAGTATCTTCCAAATGGAATTATCAGACTGATGGTAGTTGGGCTACACAAGTAAGAGCTGATTTTAAAATCCAAACCTTTATTGCTGCTACTGTTGATGACGCTGGAGTAAATTATGGTATAGGAGATACAATTTTTTCAACTGCGACTTGGTATCATATTGTCGTAGTTTATGATGGTACTTTAGCGGCTGCTGACCGTTTAAAAATCTATGTAAATGGTGATCCGGAAACCCTTTCTATCACTGGTACTATTCCCGCTTCCTTATTAAATTCAGCTGCTTCATTAAACGTTGGTTTTTGGAATGGATTAAATAGATACATGAATGGACGGATTGATGAATCAGCAGTCTGGAGTAGGGCTTTAAGTTCTACTGAAGTAACAAGTTTATATAATGGAGGATCTGGTTCCCACTATCCTTTTATTGGTAGTGCTTCAGCATCAGCATCTACTAGCGCTTCGGAGAGTAAAAGTGCAAGCGCCAGTAGTTCCGCATCAGTTTCAGCTAGCGAATCAAAATCATTATCTCCTTCAGCTAGTCAATCTCCTTCGGCTAGTGAATCTAAATCAGCGTCAAAGTCAGAGTCTAAGTCTAGTAGTGCCTCAGAGTCAGCTTCAGAATCTAAATCTCTAAGCCCATCAGCTTCAGAATCTAAATCAGAGTCAGCTTCTTTAAGCCCTTCTGCTTCCGTCTCTGCCTCTGAATCAAAATCGTTAAGCCCCTCTGCCTCTGGTTCAGCTTCGGAATCAAAATCAGCTTCAGCCAGTGAATCAAAGTCACAAAGCCCTTCTGCGAGCGGAAGTGCGTCTCAAAGCCCCTCTGCAAGTGCCTCAAGATCTGCCTCAGCTTCTTTAAGTCCTAGTGCTTCTGCAAGTGCCAGTCCCTCCGCCTCCGTATCTCCTTCCCCTGCTGAATATACAAACAAATATTCAACAGTCGGCAATATCTATACGGATAAATATACAAGTACACTTTAAATTATGGCAACAATTAAACTAACCAAAGTAGACATTGGGCCGACTAGATATATTGTTTATCAAGACGGTATACCCTCAGAAGTTACATCAGAGGTTTTTATGGTTGTTGATATAGACGGAAAAGTAATCTACAACTATGATACTTGGAGTAAACAAATAGGTTTCGCTACACCCTCAAAAGCACTGTCAGACAAACAGTACGCTACTCAAGCTAACGGCTATCATTGGGTAAAAATTCCAGGCTATGCCGTAATCAAAATCCCACCTGAACATATCACTAACAATACCCTTAACCAAGCAGGGATAGACTATATAAAGATTTGGGCGGGGGAGGGATAATGGCAATTACAATTGGCACACCAACATCATCTGGCAATCAAGCAAATACATCTGGATTTAGTTTTAACAACACCCCTAACGCTAACACTAAAGCATTAGTAGTTGTAGTTATGGGAGTGGATTCAAGTGCTACCGATTCAGTTGTTAGCGGTGTTACTTTTGGCGGAGTTGCCCTTGAACCAGCCAGAGCCAGATATAAGCCCAATGGAGAATTTTTCCATATCTGGTATCTTAAAAACCCCACAATAGCTTTAGGTTCTGTTGCTGTTAGCTTAGGTGGTACCTGTACTGACTGTCAGGCTACCGCCATTCCCTTAATAGACGCAAGTGCGACAAGTATTTTTTACGATACGGGTCTTGAAAACACCGATGCCGATACAACTCACGGATTTACAATAACTTCTGTAAAAACAGGTGCGATGGGTATAGCGGCTATTTGGAATGGTGATGCTCTCACAACTGATGTCGCCCCTACTTCTACTCCTACTTCAGGAACACTTGTTACAGGTAGTGAAGCTGATAATGGTGCTTCTTGTAATGAAGTTGCTTGGCTTGGAGAATCAGGGGGTTCGGTGGCTTTCTCTTGGACAAAAGTTGCCACAAATGCCTCTGGTGCTCAAGGTGCGACTTTTTATTCTCAATTTGCTCCTACCGTAGTCTTAACCACTCCCACAGACACCGCCACAGGACAAAGCGTTACTCCTACTTTAATCTTTACAGGAACAGATCTTAATGCAGACGAGGTGGAATATGAGGTACAGGTAGATACGAATAGTAATTTTGGAATGATTGCTGGACAAAGTACATATGATACTGACACTGTCCTATATTCGGGATTTATTATTGCTGCTGGACAATCTTTCACTGGAGATGGAAGTACTCTCGATCATTGTGATATTCTTTTAAGTAAATCTGGTTCGCCAACTGGTACAGCTCAAGTCAAAATCTACAATCATAGTGGTATATATGGAACATCTAGTGTACCAACAGGAGCTGCTTTAGCGACATCTGGTACACTGGATGTATCGACGTTGACAACAACTCCCACCTTGACTACATTTAGTTTTACAGGTGGAGACAGAATACCGTTAGAGAATGGGACTTACTATGTAGTTACAATTGAATATTCTGGAGGAAATAGTACCAATAGTGTGCGAGCTTATCGTAGCACTTCAAATGTCTATTCTGGGAATTATTGTTACTATTCTTCTTCGTGGTCAGCATATAGTACCAATGATTTAGTTTTTGGTGTATATCGTGAAATTACTCTTGACACCCTCTCCTCCACCGATGATGACGCTAACTGGACAGGTACAGGAGCTCCCAATCCTTTTCCTAGTGGAAATGCGATAAGTTATACGATACCAGTAGCAAGTACATTAGATGCCTCTACTACCTATTACTGGAGAGTAAGAGCTATTGACCCCCTAGGAAGTAATACCTGGGGAGCATATCCGACAGCGTTTAGTTTTACGACGGCGGCGGGGGGTACTGTTTCATCTTCTGCTTCTGGATCGGCTTCAGCCAGTGCCAGCGGTTCTGCTTCTGAGTCTAAAAGCGCTTCCGCTTCTGAAAGCGCATCGGAATCTGCCAGTGAAAGTAAGTCATTAAGCCCTAGTGCTTCAGAGTCAAAAAGTGCTTCTGTTAGTGAATCAGCCTCAGCTTCACCATCAGAAAGTGCGTCAGAAAGCAAGTCATTATCTCCATCTGCAAGTGAGAGCAAATCTGAATCAAAATCCGCCTCTGCCAGCGAATCTGCTTCTGAATCCAAATCTCTATCTCCATCAGCATCAGAAAGTAAAAGTGCTTCAGCTAGCGAAAGCGCCTCAGCTTCCGCTTCCGAAAGTAAAAGTCTTAGTCCTTCCACATCAGAAAGTGCATCGGCATCAGCCAGTGAATCTAAAAGTGCCTCCGCGTCGGAAAGTAAGTCTCTTTCACCCAGTGCATCCGAAAGCAAAAGCGCTAGTGCTAGTGCTTCGGCTTCTGAGTCAGCGTCAGCTTCAAAATCTGAATCTAAGTCAGCTAGTCCATCCACCTCAGAGTCCAAATCAGAGTCTGCTTCCGAGTCGAAATCTCAAAGCCCTTCTGCCAGTGAAAGTAAATCTCAGTCTGCTTCAGGAAGTGCTAGTGAGTCAAAATCGGAAAGCAAATCCCAGTCTCCTTCGGCTAGTGAATCAAAGAGCGAATCTAAATCCGAAAGTAAGTCTGAGAGTAAAAGTGAGTCTAAAAGTTTAAGCCCATCATCAAGTGAAAGCAAATCGGAATCGAAAAGCGAATCAGCTTCTGAGTCAAAGTCCGAATCCAAGTCATTGAGCCCTAGCGCATCGGAATCGAAATCTGAATCAAAATCAGAATCTGCTTCAGAAAGTAAATCTGCCTCTGCTTCCTTAAGTCCCAGTGCTTCATTATCTCCTTCAGCTTCTGAGTCTCCATCAGCTAGTTTATCTCCTTCAGCTTCCCAAAGTCCTAGTGCATCAGAGTCTAAATCCCTTTCACCATCAGCATCAGAATCCAAAAGTCAAAGTCCCAGCGCTAGCCTTTCGCCTAGCGCTTCTCTCAGCCCTTCCGCCAGCGAATCTAAGAGTCTTAGTCCTTCGGCGAGTGAGTCAAAAAGTTTGTCACCTAGCGCCTCACTTTCTCCTAGTGCTAGCCTTAGTCCATCGGCTAGCTTAAGTCCATCGGCTTCGGAGAGTAAATCTCAATCACCATCTGCATCGGAATCAAAATCTCAATCACCCTCGGCTAGTTTGTCTCCATCTGCAAGTCTCTCTCCTTCAGCTAGTTTAAGCCCTTCAGGATCACTTAGTCCTTCAGCTAGTTTAAGCCCTTCAGGTTCTCAAAGTCCAAGCGCATCTGAGTCTAAAAGTTTGTCACCATCTGCGTCAGAGTCCAAGTCACAAAGCCCATCCGCCAGCCTTTCTCCATCAGCATCCCAAAGTCCATCTGGATCTTTAAGCCCTAGTGCATCGGGATCTAAAAGCTTAAGCCCTAGTGCATCGGAATCTAAGTCTTTATCTCCAAGCGCTTCATTATCACCATCCGCCTCATTAAGTCCAAGTGCCAGCTTGTCTCCTTCAGCCAGTGAATCTAAATCTCAAAGCCCTTCTGCATCCGAATCAGCCTCGGCTAGCGCCAGTGAGAGTAAAAGTTTATCGCCTTCTGCCAGAGAGTCTAAGTCTGAAAGCAAATCAGCTAGCGCTTCTCAATCGGCTAGTGAAAGCAAGAGTTTGTCACCATCAGCATCAGAATCAAAATCAACCAGCGCCTCGGAGTCTAAAAGTGAGAGCAAAAGTGAATCCAAGTCGTTAAGTCCTAGTGTCTCCGAATCAAAATCAGAAAGCAAATCTGCCTCAGCCTCAATGTCTGCTTCCGAAAGTAAATCTCTTTCTCCATCTGCTTCCGAATCAAAATCAGAAAGCAAATCTGCCTCAGCCTCTGAATCTGCATCGGAGTCTAAAAGTTTATCCCCTTCAGTATCCGAATCTAAGTCTGCTAGTAAGAGTGAATCTAAATCTCAATCGCCATCGGCAAGCGAGAGTGCTAGCGAATCTAAGAGCCAATCCCCAAGTGCCAGTGAATCCAAAAGCGAAAGTAAATCTTTAAGTCCATCAGCGTCAGAATCCAAATCTCTTAGTCCTTCTGCTTCTCAAAGTCCAAGTGCCTCTGAATCAGCTAGTGCGAGTGCAAGTGCTTCTCCTTCAGGCGGAAGCGCTTCTGGTTCAGCCTCTGAATCTAAGTCGCTTTCTCCCTCTACCTCAGAGTCAAAATCTGAGTCCAAATCTGAGTCCAAATCTCAGAGTCCTTCTGCCAGTGAAAGTAAATCTCAGTCTGCTTCAGGAAGTGCTAGTGAGTCAAAATCAGAAAGCAAATCATTATCACCATCAGCGTCAGAATCGAAAAGTGAGAGCAAGTCAGAAAGTGTTTCGGAGTCAGCTAGTGAGAGTAAAAGTCTTTCACCAAGCGCTAGTCTTTCATTTTCTGCTTCTGAATCAGCAAGTGCTTCAAAGAGTGCTTCAGCTTCTATATCGGCTTCGGAAAGCAAAAGTCAATCACCATCCGCTAGTGAGAGTAAGTCTGCTAGCGCTTCGGAGAGTAAATCAGAATCCAAATCTGAATCTAAATCCCAAAGTCCTTCTACTAGTGAATCAAAAAGTGCTAGCGCCAGTGCCTCGGCAAGCGAAAGTAAATCGGAAAGTAAAAGTCAGTCTCCATCGGCATCTTTAAGCCCAAGTGCAAGTGAAAGTGCTAGTGGTTCTGCCTCTGTATCTAAAAGTCAGTCTCCATCTGCAAGTGAGAGCAAATCTGAATCAAAATCCGCCTCTGCCAGCGTCTCTGCTTCTGAATCAAAGTCAGCATCAGCATCAGAATCAAAGTCCCTAAGTCCATCGGCAAGCGAATCGGCATCAGAAAGCGCCTCTGAATCCAAATCCTTAAGTCCTTCCGCTTCAGAATCAAAATCTGCTTCAGCTTCCGAATCTAAATCTCTTAGTCCGTCTGTCAGTGAGAGTAAAAGTGCCTCTGCTTCAGAAAGTAAATCTCAATCCCCCTCGGCTTCTCTCAGTCCTAGTGCAAGTTTATCTCCTTCGGCTTCGTTATCACCATCAGCTTCACAATCCCCTAGTGCAAGTGAGTCAAAGTCGCTATCCCCTAGTGCGTCAGAATCTAAAAGTCTTAGTCCTAGTGCCTCTCCCAGTTTGGGATATACAGGCTATACAAGAGGAGATGAGGCAACGCTTCCAACAAATGATACCGATTTGGAAACTGCTTACACTGCTCAAAATGTAACTGATGTCGCAACAGATGACGGAGTGAGAGTAGGCCAAACTGGAACGCTACAATACATGATACATCAATTCAAAAACTTTGTGCCGGTAAGCAGTACTCTTTTAAACTGGAATGGACAATCAAGCCTAGCACCTTCTGCCTCAATAGTCCGTTTACAGATTTATAACAGAAATACTCCAGCTTGGGAAACTGTGGATAGTGATAACACAACAGGAGCAAATACTGATTTTGACTTAAGTGGGAATATAGCGGATTTGACTAATTATAAGGATGCAGGAAACGTAATAAGCTGTAGGGTTTATCAGGAGGCGACATAATGGCAAGACTAGACAAAATTAACGCAACTACATTTGCAAGAGAAGTTAAAAGTAATCCTAAAGACCGTATAGAGATAGAAGTGGGGGATTCCAAACAACCTGATTTTAAGCCTCAATTCAAAATAATGCGGTGGAATAATGAGGTTAATTTTTCCCTTCGTGCAGAGGAAGACCCCATAGCCACAGTCGTAGAAGAAGGTGACAAGATTAAGTACATTGGTGACAAAGTTGAAGTTCATCAATACGATAAACCAGAAGCAGGAGAAAACGAAGGCTTTGAGTTTGAGTGGATTTTAAAAGAAAAACCAGATACCAACGTACTAACTGCGACTATCCAAACTAAAGGACTTAACTTCTTTTTTCAGCCTCCACTTACTCAACAGGAAATAGATGAAGGTGCTTCAAGGCCTGAAAATGTAGTTGGAAGCTACGCCGTTTATCACAAAACCAAAGGTGGAATGAATGACATAGCAGGAATGGAATACAAGGTAGGTAAAGCCTTTCATATTTACAGACCAAAAGTAACAGATGCCAATGGAGTAGAAACTTGGGGAGAATTGAACATAGATGAACAAAATGGACTTCTGACAGTAATCATAGACCAAACATGGCTTAACAATGCGGTATATCCAGTGGTTGTTGATCCTACTTTTGGATATACGAGTATTGGAGCAAGTGATTGGGCTGATATAGCTTCAATTACTTCTGATGCATCAAGAATGGTAGGAGTGGCTGTAGCATTAGGTACTGCTGGCACATTGGATAGTCTCCATGCAGCATTGAGATTAACTGCTACCGGAACTGAAAATGTCGATCTTTATGCTGCGTTATACGATAAAGATAGTGTAACTACTAGCTCTCACGGTTTAGTAGCTAGTGTTGAAAGATTAAATGTAAACACCTCAAGTACAACTTTTGCATTTTTTACTTTCACGGCCAATTCGGAATCACTTGCAATTGATACTTATATCATAGCAATTCTTGGAAATGGGGAGGATTTAGTTACGGCAACTCAGCAAGTCTACCTTGCGTATGATAGCGGAGCCTCTGTCTCACGATATGCTGAACAAAGCGTTGGTGCTGGTTCTTATGCTGCAAGGAAGGAAAACCCCTGGACAAATGTTGCTGCTACTAGCAGTGCTAATATATCTCTTTACGCCACCTATACAGCAGCAGGTTCAGAAAGTCCCTCACAATCCCCTTCTGCAAGCAGAAGTGCGTCTTTGTCGCCATCTGCTTCTTTGAGTCCTAGCGCTTCTCTCTCCCCGTCTGCTAGCCTTTCTCCTAGTGCTTCCTTATCACCCAGCGCCAGTGCTTCCCCTTCTTCAGTTCAATATGAACTTTTAACAGATTTATGGAATGTTAGTCAGGGGAGTGCATCACCTTCTCAATCACCATCCGCCAGCGGGAGTAAATCACAATCTCCAAGTGCTAGTTTGAGTCCCTCAGCTTCTTTATCACCAAGCGCTTCTCAAAGCCCTAGCGCCTCAGAGTCTAAATCTTTAAGCCCAAGTGCCTCCGAATCTAAAAGCCTTTCTCCCTCTGCTTCCCTTTCCCCGAGTGCCAGTCTTTCACCATCTGCTTCGGAATCGAAATCATTATCACCAAGTGCTTCCGAGTCAAAATCACAATCTCCGTCAGCTAGTTTAAGCCCTTCTGCAAGTCTCTCACCTTCAGCTAGTCTTAGTCCATCAGCTAGTCTTTCACCGTCTGCCAGTGAGTCAAAATCGCTATCTCCATCTGCCTCAGAATCAAAATCGCAATCGCCAAGTGCTAGTCAAAGCCCCAGTGCTTCTCAATCACCATCGGCTTCTGAGTCTAAGTCTCAAAGTCCCAGTGCATCAGAAAGTAAATCATTATCTCCGAGTGCCTCTTTAAGTCCTAGCGCCTCTCAATCACCAAGTGCTAGCGTGTCAGCATCACTTAGTCCATCAGCTAGCGAAAGTAAGTCTCTTTCACCTTCTGCTAGTTTGAGTCCTAGTGAATCTTTATCTCCTTCAGCCAGTGAATCTAAAAGCCAAAGTCCAAGCGCCTCAGAGAGTAAATCCCAAAGCCCAAGTGCATCAGAAAGTACTTCTGCTAGTAAAAGTGCGTCAAAGTCAGAATCTCTTTCTGCTAGTGCCAGTTTATCCCCGAGTGCTTCTCAGTCCCCATCCGCTAGTGAGTCAAAGTCATTATCTCCTTCCGCCTCAGCCTCAGCTTCTGAATCCAAAAGCTTAAGTCCTTCCGCAAGCGAAAGTAAATCTCTTTCTCCAAGTGCAAGTGCTTCACCATCTGGTGGAAGTGGGTCGGCTTCCCAAAGCCCTAGCGGATCACTTTCACCTAGCGCATCAGCAAGCGCTTCTGCTTCGGCGTCAGAATCTAAAAGTCTGTCTCCTTCTGCCAGCGAGAGTGCATCGGAGAGTAAAAGTGCGTCAAAGTCAGAATCTGAGTCGGCTTCCGCTAGCGCGTCAGAGTCAAAATCCGCCTCAGCTTCAGAGTCTAAAAGCGAATCTAAGTCAGCTTCTGCTTCGGAATCGGTATCTGAGAGTGCTAGTGCCTCTGCTTCAGAGTCAAAAAGTCAAAGTCCATCACAATCCGCTTCAGCATCATTATCTCCCAGCGCCAGTGTTTCGCCTAGTCCTTCTGCTTCTGTCTCGGCAAGTGCCAGCGCCAGTCCTTCTCAATCACCTATAGAATATGTTGATAAGTACTCAACTACCGGAAACACTTATGGTGATAAGTATTCGGAATTAGGTAATGATTACATAGATAAATATAAGCAGTGGGACGAGTTACCACAAGCACCAGACTAGACTATAAATAAAACTCTCCTCTAATCTAAGGGTATGGTTTTAGAAGATAAATCATTTGAGGGCGGGATAAGTAGTTTTGCAGATCGTGGAATCAGGGGGGCATTTAAATTTGGTTCTAATTTGTCGATTCGCAAAACTGTAGATACCCTTTCTTGTGGGCAAGCATTAAAAGAAGAAGGAGAATTTGGTCCAAGCCATTCACAATCTCCTTCTATCTCCGCAAGTGCCTCACAATCACCAAGTGCAAGTAGTAGTGCTTCTTATAGTCCTAGCTTATCAAACTCACCTTCTAAATCACCTTCAGCTTCAGCATCAAGAAGTAATTCCCCATCCCAAAGCCCTTCGGGTTCCGCTTCACCATCCTCTTCTGCTAGCGCTTCCCCTTCCACATCAGCAGGACTTAATAACGTATATGAAGATTTAGTAATCGCTTGGGTTCCCGCAACTGATGGAAATTTATATGGTTTTGGTAATGCCGGCCATATCTACAGGCGCTATTCGGACGGATTTACTAGAATGGTATATACAGATGCAGACGGATCAATTAAAGGGGCTATAGAGAAACCTTCAAGTGATGGCAAAACCTACCTTCAATGGGCTACTGGAACTTCTATTAAGAGAAAACCTCTCCCTGGAGCAGGTGATTGGACTGATGTAGAGGAGATTGCGGATAATTTAACCGGAACTGATTGGCACACCATGAAACAGGTAGGTGGGGCTAATTATATCGCAAATGGTTCAAAAGTAGCTTTAGTGGGATATGACGATTCGTGGACTAATGAGGCGTTAGACATAATCCCCGGAAGATATATAAAAACCATTGTTGAGAGAAATGGGCGGGCGGTATTTGGTACTTATCCAGCCGGATACCCAAATAAGGGAGTTAATGGAGCAATTGATTGTGAATATCCTTTAATGCAAATAGGTGATGATGGAGAGTTATATTTTGCAAACTTCACGGATTCAATGCCTGTTAAAAGATTCCCCGGGGGTGGGAGAGTAAATCCGAGTGGAGTAGCAAATGAAGTTCAAGAGATTGAAATGTTTGATTGGGTATTTGGAGCCGATAGCTGGATTGATAGACAAACGCTGGGAAATATGTCTATCTGGGGAGTATTTGATGCAGATTCGGGTAAAAATGGTTTATATTACTACGGCAGAAAAAATAAAGAACAACCTTTTACCATGAATCTTGAATATGCTATGGATGTTGACGAAATAGGGGCAGTCGTAAATGTAGATGGTGTAACACTTGCAAGTTATAAGGATGGTAATGATTTTGGGGTAAAAGCTGTAGATTCAACTACAAAAGCCGAAGGGATATGGGAATCACTAGAATTCAGGTTTCCGGTTAAAAAGGCTGAACAAATCACAAAAGTATCCCATGTTGAGATATTTTTCGATGAATTACCTGTAGGATGCAGTATTTATTTCTATTACCAGAAGAATAAATCAGGAACATGGGTACAGGCATATACCGCAGAAGGAGGTCAGGCTTTTACTTCAACAGGGGGCAAAAAGGCTACTTTTAGAATTGGGGAGGAAATGGATATATATGAACGTAGAATATTAATGACACCTAGCGGGAATACTACACCGGAGATTTTTAGAATTAGAACTTATTTTAATTAACATGAATGAAAAAAATATTAATAATTTTAATAGTTACAATAATATTTTTAACAATAAATTATATGGATAATAAAGTTTATGAACCAGAAATAATTGTTGAAACACCTTTTCCAAGCGAAGGGGGGATACCTACTTTTGCATCAACCCCAGCTAATGCAGTTGGAACCTATACTCCAACTACTACAAAAGAGAAGTTTATTCCTAAGAAAAAAGTAGCCCTTGAGTTACTTAGCACTGCATTAAATACCAGAAGTAAAAAGATACTTCAGGAGTTTAATTTGGCAGATTCAGGAGGATTAAAAATTGGTGATTTTAAAGAGGGCATATCAGGAGATTTAAGAATTACTCCTAGTGGATTAACAGCAAGAGATATAGCAGGATTAACTACTTTTGCAATAGATGGAGAAACCGGATCGGCTGTATTTAGAGGAGAGATTAGAGCAGCAGACTTTGTTGTATCAGATGAAAATGGTCTAATTTCTTTAAATAATTTTAATTCTGGTTATGTAGATAATGCTAATGTTTTAACTATTACCCCAGGTGGAGTTTATGTGGAAATTGATGTTACAGGTGGTGGAGATCCATTGGTTGTAGAATTTGATTTAACTAGAGAATCTAATGTTATGGTATTTTTTAATGCTACGGGTAGGAATACAGTTGACGGTAGTTTTCAATTAGTAGCAATTTATGAGGATGGTGGATCTGGAACTGTAGGTACAGCTCCTTTTACTCAACTAACAGGCCATTCAAGAATTTCGGGGGCTGTAAATGCTGATACAGCAGCAGGTGGAACAGCAATGAGCGTTATAACAGCCTCACAAACAAAAATCGTTACATTAGGTGCAGGACATCATAGATTAGCACTTAGACATAGAGCGGTAGGTGCAAATTCAGTAATTATCCAAGATATGACTATTGGTTTTATGGTACTAGGAAGATAATTAGCAAAAGACTTTCTTGCCAATAAATAAATTTGTACTTTAGTCTTGTTGTATGGATGATTTAGCAGATATACGAGCTGCCGTGCAAGACGATCTCACTGTTGGTGAGGAAAGTACACTTTTTTCTCCCAGTCTTATTGATCGGGCAATTAATAGAGCTTACAGGAAAGTTGCGGCATTATTCCCCTGGCCTGAACTTCAAGACGCTAAAAAGACTTCAACTCAGATAGATCAGGAATATTATGACTATCCTACAAACTGGCGGTCTAACTCTATCTGGAAGCTAACAATATTAGATTCTGATAGCAATGATGATAGATATGGGGAAGATCCTGACGGAAGCCCTCTTTCTTTTGATGATTACTTAGTTTGGAAAGAAGATAATCCGGATAGTACAGAAAAAAAATGGTCTAATCAGTGGAGAAGGTTCTTTATCTGGCCTATTCCTACTACTGCCGGAACTAATAATATTCATGTTTGGGGAATAAAAGTTGTAACAACTTTGAGTGACGATGCTGATACTACAATCTTTTCTCTTTCAACACCAGAGGCGAATGAGGCAATAGCGCTTGAAGCAGTTGCGATTTTGAAATCCAAAGAAGACAAAGAAGATTCCAGTAAGTTTAGAAGCATGGAAGCAAAACAAATATTAATAGTTGCTTGGGGAAAAATTACAAAGGAAATGGCTAAATATGAAAAGAATCAACCATTTTTTGAAGTAGAAGATATGTTCGGGCCAGGAAGAAGTAAAGATCTTAGGGGGAGATTTGATATATGATGAAATTAGGAGGATATTAAAATAGATCCATCAATTGTAAATTGGTTAAATTCACAAGGCCAAAAGAGTGACTACGCTTCACGCGCTCAACTAGCAGCTTCTAAAGGTATCACAGGATATGTAGGGAGTGCTGCCCAAAATACCCAGCTCTTAAATCTATTAAGAGGTGCTCCAGTAGCCCAGCAAACTGCACCCACACCGCAGCCTCAAACACAACAGCAACAAGCTCCACAACAACAGCCAACTTATCAATCCACCCAACCACAGCAGCCTACTGGACAGCCAGGCTCAGTCCAAGACTTGATAAACATGGGATTTAGTGGTTATCAGGGTTGGGGAAATGCAGAAGCTTTGGCAGATTTTAAATCAACAGGAGGTCAGGGGAAAGGTAGCTCAAGTTCAGGGGTATCTAGTTTTTCTAACCGTCCGGCAGCCCCAAACTTCCAGAATATTTATGATACCGCCTTAACCGCTGCTACCGCAGGAATACAGCCACAAATTGATGCAATTAATACCCAGATAGCTGCCAAAACAGATGCATATAATACCCAAGTCTCCAAAATAAAAGACAATCCCTATTTATCTGAAGCAACTATGTCAGGCAGGTTAAGTAAGTTAGCCGAGAGGTTTAATGCTGATATGCAACTTGAAACCAAAAAACAAGCAATAGTTGAGGGTAAGTTAGCTCAAGGCAAAGCTGATGCTCAGGTTAAGTTAAATATAGCAGCCCAGCAATATAATGTTGAAGACTCGCAATATCAACAAAATTTGCAATTATTTACTAATCTTTTATCTTCAGGCGCATTAGAAAATGCCAGCGGGACAGATATAGCTCAGATTACCAGTTCAACAGGGCTATCAAGTTCAATGGTGCAATCTATTATTAACTTCCAGAAGAAAAAGAATGCACCACAACCAAATATTACTACTGTTGATGATGGAACTAATCAATATGTGGTAGCTATAGATCCTTCTACAGGTAATGTTATAAATAAACAAATTATAGCTCGCTCTATACCTAAATCTACAGGTGGAGGTGGAGGAACAGCAGGTGAAAGAACCGCAGCAGCAGCTAAAACAGCTTTATCAGATATGAGTTCTTTGATTAATGGAGCATTAGATGCATCAGGTAAAAAAGCGTCTTCTTTACAAAAAGGGTCAGATGGATATTTATCACCTCAAGCTTATCAGTATTATAGAAGCCTATGGGTAGCTCAAGGACTATCTACAAAGGATTTTGAAGCTCAATTTAGTTATCTAAAGAATCCATACCAAGAGGGGTATTAATATGAATATGTTTATTAACCAAGCTAGTCCACAGCCTGGTAAATCGACTTCTACTTCTCCAGCATTTCAGAGAGCTACAGATATAAAAAATGCACAAAAGACTAACGTGTTTATTAATAGTAAAACTTCTACCAATATTGAAGTTCCTATATTTACCCCAAGCGCACCTAGTACACCTAGACAATTTCCTAAAGAATCTATAGTTAGTTCTCAACCACAACAGAATTTTCTACAAACTGTACAAACTAAAGCAGCTCCTATTATTGGACAAGCGCTACAGCTTGCCAAAGAAACAGTGAAACAAGTAGTAGATTTTATTCCTCAAGTACCATCTTATGCCAAAGCAGCTAAAGAAAAACCACTAGAGACAGTTGCAGGAGCAGGAGAAGCTAGTTTAACCTTTTTTGGTTCTTTGGCGGGGATAGTCCAGCGTGGTATAGCTTCGGTTGCCAAGGTAAATATTCCCGAAAGATGGGATATTACCAAACAAACAAGGGCTTTGAGAGAATTAGATGAACAATTAATACGAAAAGATACAAAAACCGCTGGGGAATTAATAGATAAAAGAAAAGCGTTTGAAACAGGAAGATTTGTAGGATCTTTTTTGCCTTATGCCTTAGGATCAGAAGTGGCAGCGGCATCAATAGGCTCTAAGATCCTACTTCCAACAGCAGAAAAGTTTTTACCAGGGGCAGTTAAATTTATTTCTACTATTAATAACGCTATTGGTTTTATGGGGGTAGGACAAATAGAACATGATCCAGAACACGGATCAAGAGTAGATAGGTTTAAAAATGACTTAATTATGTTAGGACTTTTTGAAGTAGGTGGAGTGGTATTAAAAGGGCTAACTAAAGGAACTAAAAACTTAATTTCCAAAACAACTAATGAAGTAAAGGGTAAAAAGACAGTTGTTATGGAAGAAGTTGAACCCCAAATTCAGGAAATTAAAGTTGCAATTAAAAAGGATACAGGGCAGAGTATGGAGGTTGTAGTTGCCAAACAAATAGCTGAAGGAAAACCAAAACCTATAGTTTCTAAACCCCTCCAACCATTAGCAGAAGAAGCAAGGAAGTATAAGAGTGCGAAGGAGTTTGTGGAGGATTATGGAAAAATTTCAAGAGAAATATCACGGGGGAAACCATCAGCTGGAGCATTAGGAGAATACACTTCAGAGGGGAAAATAAGAATAAAAACAAAAGGATTATCTAAGGAAGAAATAAAAGAAGTTATTGGACATGAACAAAAACATCAGATTTCAGAGAAAATAATGGGCTATTTTATAAAAAAAGGCCCAAATGGTTTTGATAAAGAGTTTAGTAGAGTGGAAAAAATAATTAAAAAAATGGGAAAAGTTGTAGCGGTTGAAACCAAAGGAGAAATTGATATACAAATATTTGAACAATTCACATATAACAATAAAGAATTTGCAAAAAGGTTGCCTGAATTACATAAATACTTAATCGATTATGTTAATCTTAGGAAACAGGCTCAATCAATTCCCGATCTTACCGATTTCTACATCCAAGCTACAGGAGGAATTAAACCTAAAGGGATTAAGATTGAAACTAAGCCTAAAGAGGTTAAGCCCATTGGTGAAGGTGAAACAAAAGTATCTACACTTGGTCTTCGTGTAGAACAAACAGCTATTGAAAAGAAGTTAGTTAAAGAGTTAGGTGATTTACCAGAATATAAACAGCTTAATATGAAAGACCAGGCTACAAAAGCTGGAAACTTAATTAATTCTGATCCTGATAAAGCAATGAGGATAGCTTTGGGTCAAGAATTACCACCAGAAGGATTACTTAAAGAAAGCATATTTAAAGCCGTAGAAGAAAGCATCACAACTCCAGAGATGGCTAGAAGATTAGCAAGCTCTCCCTTGGTTTCAGAGAGTACAGCTTTAGGTCAAAGAATTAAGGCTTTAGATGTACAGATTGCAGATTCACCAGTAGGAGCTATGAAACAAGTAATTGATGCAAGAAAAAAAGTTATTGAGGGAAGATATGGTAATGTCGATAAGGCTACCGAGAGGGTTACTAAAGATATACAATCTAAAGTGAAGATCCCTTCAAAATGGGATTGGAATAAATTTATAGAAGGGATTCAGTGCTAAATGAATCGTAAAGAATATTATAAGTTTTTGAAATTTAACCCACCGTTTTTAGGTAGGAAACATTCTGAAGAGACTAAAAAGAAAATTGGACTAAAATCTAAAGGTAGATGTGCTGGTAAAAAAAGCAATTTTTATGGAATTCATAAATTAGGAAAAAATAGTCCGAATTGGAGAGGTGGTTTAAGAGGTGATAGTTATCTGGAAAGACGAAGATTTAGAGCAGCTATGCAAAAACTTATTTTTGAACGAGATGGATACAAATGCCAAATGTGTGATTCTGGAGGAGATTTACAGGTAGATCATATAGCCTCATGGGCTGAATTTAAAGAACTTAGATTTGATCCAGATAATTGCAGGACTTTATGTGCTAAATGTCATTATGAAATCACATTTAAAAAACCTATGCCCGAAAATATAAAAACATGGGGACATAATTTAGAACGGAGGATATCAAAATAGCTAAATGGTGTCTTATACCTGAACAGGTACAGAAATTTAAAGAAGCATTAAGAAACAGGACTATTGACCCTGAAAAGTTGGGCAAGATGTCCAGTGAGGAAAGAAATGCCTTTTTAAGCAAGATAGTAGGGAGAGATAATGCTTTACAAGTTAATTCCTTATTTGAAAGTAAGTTACTTTTAAAGAACCAAAAAGCAGGGTACATTTCTTGGGCTAAGAAGGTAGCTGGTTTAACCCCAGAGGTAAGACGCGATTTAATCGCTAAAATTGAAAGATTAGATAGAGTATTAAGTCCAAAAGAAGGTGAACAATTCTTAAAAGATTTAGCTGAAACAAGATTAGGAGCTAGTGTTAGTGAAACTGAAGCTAAGAATATATTTAATTTATGAGAGAGAGTTAAAAAAACAAAATCATTACAACAAGAAAATTTAACTTTTAAAACAGAAGAACAAAGATTAGCTTATGGTAGATCAAAAGTAGCTTTGATTAATTATGTTAATGATTTAAAAGGTAGAACTAATCAGAGAATTACTTTAAATCCAGTAAAAGCATTATCTACTATTGCAGGTAATGCTAAATCTATAAAGGCTTCTATGGATAATTCAGCAATATTTAGACAAGGTTGGAAAACTTTATGGACAAATCCCGTAATTTGGTCTAAAAATGCTGTTAAATCCTTCTCTACTATTTTTAAAACCTTTGGAGGCAAGAAAGTCATGGACGAACTAAATGCTGATATTATCTCTCGTCCTAATTATGATTTAATGGTTAAGGCTAAACTAGCTATAGGAACTATAGAAGAGGCCTTCCCTGGAACTGTTGCTGAAAAATTACCTATTCTGGGGAGGGTCTACAAAGCTTCAGAGAATGCTTTTACTGGCTTTGTTCATAAAACAAGAGCTGATGTATTTGATAAATATATCCAAATTGCTCAAAAATCAGGAATTGAACTAACAGAAAAAGAATTACAAAGTATTGGATCTATGGTTAATTCTCTAACTGGAAGAGGTAATCTTGGTAGGTATGAAGGTTCAGCAGCTAATTTAATTAATAATGTTTTCTTTTCCCCGAGATTTGTTAAAAGTCAGTTTGACACCTTAGGTCATGTTATTAGCGGAGCAGGAGGAAGTAATTTTGTTAGAAAACAAGCAGCCTTTAATTTATTAAAAGTAGTTTCAGGTACAGCAACTGTTCTTGCAATTGCTGATACTATAAAACCAGGTAGTGTTGAGTGGGATTCAAGAAGTTCAGATTTTGGAAAAGTAAAGATAGGTAATAGTAGCTTTGATGTTACAGGAGGAGCAAGTAGCCTTGTAGTACTAGCTAGTAGAATATTACCTTTATTAATAGGACAAGCAGCATCTACAAAATCAAGTATAACTGGTGCAATTATTCCTATAAATGAAGGTAAGTATGATCCTAAAACAGGAGAATTCGTTTTAAAGTATGGTGCTTCAACTGGAAAAGACGTATTATTTAATTTTTTCTCAAACAAAGCTGCTCCAGTAGCAGGATTTTTCTTGAATCTTCTTGAAGGTAGAAACTTTAATGGTGAAAAACCTACTCTTAAAGGTGAAGTAGTTAATTTATTTCAACCAATTCTTTTTTCTACATATGAAGATCTACAAAAAGATCCAAACTCCCCTAATAAAGTAATTACTATGATTTTAGATGGATTGGGTATAGGTGTTAATACATATTTGCCTAAGCCTTCTAAGGAGAATAACTGGATTGATAAACCAACTATATCTCAAAATGCTTTCTTAAAGAAAGTTGGAGAAGAAAAGTTTAAAGAAGCTAACCAGGTATTTAATACTAGATTTGAAACTTGGAAGAAAGAAATTGAGTCTAACGAAATATATAACAAGTTATCTGACGATAAAAAAGATGGAGTAAGACAGAGTGCTAGACAAAGAATTCAAGATGCAATTTTCAAAGAATACCAATTTATCTATAAAGAACCTAAAAAGACCAAAGAAGAATTAAGACAGGAAAAGGAGTTAGAGAAAGCTAAACCTAAGAAAGTTACTCAATCTTTACTAGATAAATTAATTCCTACAGCTTATGCAGCTGAGGATAATAGTTTATTTGGTAGTGCTACATACAAGTCAGATTTTAAAACAGGGAAAACAATTGTAACAATTAATGAAGGTATTATAAATAAAATTATTAAAGCAGTAACTGGATTATTTTCAAATAAGTCAGAAGAAGTAAAAACTGAATCTAACAAAGATTATGATAAAATAAAAATAACTTATGGTAAGGTTACTTCTAATACAGCAACAGAAGAAAAAAGCGGAGAAACTATATCTATTCCTAAAATTCCAGTAAGTAAAGAGGGTGAAATAGATTTTAAATTATTTCCTAATGACCAAAAATCTGCTACAAGACCCAACTTTACACCGCCTCAACCACCCCAAGATATTGCAGATATTATTAAAAAACATTTTGGTGAGGATTATGCAACAGCAGTTTTAGTGGCAGTTACTGAAAATGCTAGATATCTTTCCACCAAAGAGGCAGATAATATTTGGAATAAAGATGGAAGTATTGATAGGGGTATTTTTGCTATAAATTCAAATAGTTTTAAGGGATTAATGGAAAGACAAGGAAATAAATTAAAAGCTTATGATATCAATTCATTTGAAGATATGCTTGACCCTGATAAAAATGCTTACGTAGCTAAACTTATGCGAACTGAAAGTAAACAAGCTAATCCACAAACTAATGGTTGGGGTCGTTGGTTTGGTTGGCAAGATACGGGATATAACATAAATAATGGATGGTATTCAAAAGCAGAAAGAATTGAATATGAAGTTAATAAAAAGAAATAAGTAAAA